CATTAAGTCTATCACAGCATCCTGCTGATCTGCATTCCAGGTAGTGGGCATACTTGACTTAAGATGTGAAATATGATCTCCCATTACCATTTGAGTTTTAAGGCTTGTGAGCTCTGCTTGTAATTCTTCCACAGTTTGCTCACGCTTTTTAACAGTCTCTCTGAGTGATTCTACTGACAAGTTGTTGTCTGGAGTTGACTCTTGCAGAGTTTGGATGACATGCTTGACCTGATCCAGGTCATTGACGCCTAACTCTGTGAGTAGATTGTTTTCAAGCTCACGCTTTGCATTTGCCGCTATGCGGTTAGTATCGTCTCTGGAGTAAACTCTTACTCCGTCCACAAATATTTTACCGTCACGGTGTTCTACCTTGGGTGTGTCGGGTTCAGACTTTGCTTCAGCGGATGGTGCTGATGTTTCCTGCTCTGTAACAGGGTCGACATTAACGCCTGCGACTGGCTCTTCCATGACTTCATCGGTCATTTTACTTCTCCTGGGTTATTCGACTGGAGTGGTGTCGTAGTTTTCAATTTATACTCCTGAATCGGTGCTGGTTGACAACATAAGCTCAGTCAATCTGATCTTAAGGTTATCTGTTAACACCTGATCTGGTTGTTCTCCTGTGACTTCTGACAATCTGGCCTGTAGGTCCAGGATTTTAGTTATCTCTGCAATTTCGTGCTCCAAGGCACGCTTGTTAAACTGGCGGTTGTAACTAATTCTAAATTCTTCTGGCATGGCTCTGTTTAACCAGTCCATGGTGATTTGCCACATACGGTATTCTGCATTTTCCATGTTGGTGGCTTTGCGTCTGATGCTAGCCGCTAGTTTGTCATCATATGTTTCGATTTGTTCGCCTGATCTGCTGGACCTTACCAAATCTTCTGATCTCAACATGGCTAGCTGTGTGAGCTTGGTAACTTTGTTGTCAATTAAGTCTCTGATCTCAGTGATTGCATCTAAATCAGGTGACACAAACTCATAGGTGTATGTTTGCTCGCCACTCAAACTAGTGGGCACTCTGACAATACTGCCTGGCTCAGCACCTATCTCTCCGTTGTTGAGTTGATCTGTTTGCTCGTCTACCACTAAAGTAGGATGGCTACCATATGTGATAGCACTGTAGATCTCTGCAAGGTCACCATACACACTGCGTTGTATCTGACTACAATCTGCAATGGGTGTGGTGCCCACATTGTTGTATACTTTCAGACTCTGGTAAACTGTGACCATGGGCACATAGCCTAGCTCGTTTACTTCAGGTATCATCCATACACCGTCACACAACTGGTAATAGTTTTCTTTGTCAGCTGGCTCCCACTCTTCGTCACCGCCTGACCAAACTGTAGCAATGGTGTTGGCATCCATGTATCTATACATGGTGTAATCTTCGGTCTCGTCCAGTTTTACACAAGCACGGTCTAGATGTAAATTACCATTGCGATCATAATTATATTCCCAATTTGTGAGGTCAAGTGGGCTATGTATTTTCCAACGCACTTGTGAATCGAACAAATAACATCCAACATGGCATACTCCATAGATTGTGGTGTATTGATCAACCTGGCTCATGAACTCTGATATGTTGGTGCCTTCGCCATCCACATTCATCATGAACTCAGCAATCTGATCATCTTCTGGCAACTTACGCTGAGGAGGATTTCTAAACAGCATAGCATTGTATTCTGAAACAATTAACTTGACATAATTGTATAAGGGCACATTGGCCAACTTCTCACCATAAAAAGTGCCTGATGTGCTGTCATTAGCTGTGAGCGTGTCACGCTGTGAGTTTGGTCGCTCTACGCGAGCTCTCTGATTAAGCACATATGCACCATCTGCATCTACTGTATAGGTATTGATTGTTTCTGCGGGTGTTTGACTATCGCTGGTGTATTGTCTGAGATACTGGCCCTGTCTGAATTCAGTGCCGCCCAAGTAACTGCGATATTGTAGATTCCAATCGTCAAAGTAACGATCGTAGAGTAGGTGAGTGCCAACAATAAAGTTGCTATCCATTATAAACCCTCTGATAATCGGATATTTATCCTTTTGATGTATTTTTTTGTTTATATAGGTTGCTTTTCAGGCTTTCTGACCCACCAAGACGGATGTCTGCTCCAGGGGTCTGATTCTGAGTTGTCAAACTCAAACACAGTGAGTGTTAAGTGTTTTTGCTTGACAAATTGATCCACACATTGTTGTGTCAGAGGCCAAGCAGGATCATAATCGTCTCCTGCCATGATACCGCCTGGTTTTAATTTTGGCCACCAGTCTGACAGAGTTTCACCGTTGTCCTGGCCAGTGTGTGCATAACCATCCACATATATGATGTCGAAATAGTTGTGGTCAAATTTATTCAATGCGTCTTTAAATGTTGACCATATGATGGTATTTCTGTCTGAGTAAGGTTTTAGTCTGGTTTCTGCTCTGTGCCTCTGTGAATCATCGTGACCTCTGTCACCTGCCCACATATCCACACTATACCAGTGACTCACAGGCACATTCTCCAAAACATTTTCTGAAAATATGCCTTCTGCTACACCCAACTCTATGCCAACAGGTGATTTGCCAGCCAGTCTGATGATATCCCAGCGTTTCATAGCTCCAGAACTTGCTTGTCTGGTGGCACAAGTTTTTTACAGTATTCCAAAATGTTTTTGTTGTGCTTGGCATTGTCGAATGTTTTATTTTTACGCTTAAGGTTGCGCTTGTGACGTTTTTGTGCCAATTTGCTCTGTTTCATGTTAGTCCTTTTTTCCGAATATTCTGTCCCAGCCAGCATCATAGGCAGCCTTGTTTGTGGGACGCTGTGAACTGCCCTTGCCACCGTGTGTGGCACTATATTTTTTGTTTTGAGTGTTAAAGCCCTGTGTTTCATCTCTGGCTTTTTTTAACACAGGATTTTCGTTTATGGTCTTTTCATTCTGGACCCATTGTTTGCTACCCTTTTCTGGATTTCTGCCCTTAAACATAATCTGTCTCTGCTATCTTTTCAAAATAATTTACATACAATTCCAAGTAGTCACGCTCTTCTGATGACAAACTATCATTATGAGTAAGATGATGCTTGTATAACACATAGTATCTCTGTGCAACTTTCTGACTCACTGTAGTGGTATCGCCATAACGAGTTGGTATTAACATATTTTCTGCCATATTGCTACTTATCTGAATCATAAAGTTCTGTAGGACTTACTGACTCTATGACTACCCATGCCAGGCCTGGTATATGGGAACATACCTTCTACCAGATATCTCAAACAATCTGCCATGTGGTCGTGAATATTGTCCTTGAGTGGTATTCTGGTGCCCTCTTTGTAAACATATTTTAGTATGCTAGTTCTGAGATGTTTGCATCTGGGATCTATCAATAACTTGTCATTCTTAAACATACTATTCACACTTACAATAGTCTCGTTGACTGGTGGATTGGTCTTTCTGGTCACAACCTTAAAGCCTCTGCGCTCCAATATCATATGGTCTGATACACCCATGCTATTAGTGTTTGTTCTGCTACCAGTAGCATCAGGAAAGATAGTCATCTGTCTGTGAGCTCCATATCTGTTGATAATCTCCTGTGCAAGTTCGTCTGTGTTTGATCCATGTATGTTTACTTCGTCTATGATATGCATAGTGTCCTTAAACTTTGTGGCAATCACAGCAGTTATGGGCGAGTTGTTAAAGTCACAGCCTATGAACAAAGGTGTGCGTTGTTCTAGATTACTATTGTTCCAGGTTTTAAGATGCAATTCATCGTTATAAGCATAAAAAATTACACCTGAGTAATCCACAAATTGTGCTTCGTATTCTTGTTTAAATGTTCTGTCGTCTAGATCTCTTTTAGCATCTTCTATCTCTGACTCTGGCACATTGCCACCACTCAGTGTGGTAAACTGGTAACTATTCCAGTCAGTGAGCACCTTGGCATCTGTGTATAGATCATATATCCAGTTTCTGCCTTTGGGTGATGTAATAAACATTGCATGTCCCAGAGTGTCTGATAGTGTGGGTCTGAGCACCTGATACCAAGCCTCTGGTGCCATGTCAGCACACTCATCCATGACTATAAAATTGTATTTGCCACCTCTGAGTGCATCATAGTTGTCGGTAGATCTTATGGTTATTTCTGACTGATTAATCAAAGTAATTTTAAGTTCTGACTCATTGATCTTTTTTACCCAGCGACGCTCAATCAATTGGTCTTTGAGCTCTTGCCACATAATGGTCTTGGCTTGTCTGTAGGTGGGCGCCACATACAAACATCTTTGTCTGGGCTCACAACTAAACTTGGCCAGTTCGTTCATGCTGAGCCATGACTTGCCCCAGCGTCTGCCAGCGGCTATGACTCTGAAACGGTGTGAATCGTCACTTACGCTTTGTTGTAGTTCTGTGAGTTGCATGTTTGGGCTGCAGGATCAGGTAGCTAGCTCTTGATCTGTGTGTGTGGCCTGATCAGGGGATATCTCCCTTTCCTCCGACTCTGTCTTATGCCCAGTAAACCATGGCAAAGGTTGTAGGTTCTCTGCATTTTGTGGAGATTCTGACTGTCCCAGGATGTTCTTACCCAGCCATATCAGCATAGTAGCATTGCCTCCCAGGGCAACATCTAACTGAGCACGTCTGAGTGATTGTTTTAGGTG